AAAGGAACAAAGAATGTAAACGAAGTTCAATTTAATAGACCCTTTACTTTGAAGGGTTTTTGTATTTATTGTGATGCTACAGAACATTGGTATGTTGAATTTAAGAAAGCATTAAATAGCGAAAAGGATAAAGATTTTTTGTACTTCTGTCGTAAAATAGAAGATATTGTTTATAATCAAAAGTTTGAAGGAGCAGCAATCGGAATCTTTAATGCCAATATCATTGCAAGAGATTTAGGTTTATCAGAGAACATAAATCAGAACTTAAACATTCCCAAATTGCCAGATGTGATAATTAAATGAATGCAATAGTTCAAAAGGTATCAGATCCCCAGCGTGCAATACTCAAAAGCACACAACGGATAAATCTATTCCTTGCAGGAGTAGGTTCGGGAAAGACTCACCTATTAGGCATAAAGACATATCAGCTCATAACACGCTTTCCGAAGGTTCGGGGTTTCATTGCAGCAAATACCTATTTACAGTTAGAACACTCTACACTGTTCCGTATTCGTGAATATTGGAAATCGATAGGTGTTGTAGAGTATGAAAAAGATTCCCGCCCTCATGGTCAATATATAGTTAGCAAGAAACCACCTTCGCATTTCAATACTGAAGGACATAACTTTGATTCTTATTATGGTATCATTTCTTTTATCAACGGCCAGGTTACGTTTATTGGTTCTATGGATAATGCAAGGGCACATGAAGGCAAAGAAATGGGTTGGGCAGTACTTGATGAGACAAAAGATACGGAGGAAACAGATGTTAAAGAGATTATCATTGCCAGGATACGGCAAAAAGGAATGTATATCGTCAACGGGCAATTATCAGATACAGGAACAGATGAACAGCAATATAATCCATTGTTTGTCTCTACTTCACCGGCAAAGGTTGATTGGATCAATGATTGGTTTAAGCTCGATCAGTATATAGATGAGATAAACACAAAGATATATTCTGATAAGACATATTTCGAGAAGGAATTTGGTGATAAGAAAGCCGTTATTAGTTCTACACTTCATAATGTCCATAATGTAGGACAGAACTATATAGATTCAGTACTCGATAATAACACTGAAGAAAGGGGCAGGGCTTTGATCTATGCTAATCCCTTTATGACACTTGGTGGCGAGTTTTATAGTTCCTTCAATCGATTAAAGCACGTTGCACCTGCTAAATATGATCCTGAATTTCCTATTCACATATCATTTGACCAGAACTCAGTACCTTATAACTCTGCAGGTATAGCACAGGTAACTCGTAATGGAGATGTCTGGGAGTGGCGATGGGTTGATGAGATTGCACTTCCGAATCCTCGTAACTCAACAGAAGAGGTCTGTGAGGAGTTTATTCGTAAATATCCTAACCATAAGTCTGGATTGTTCTATTATGGTGATGCATCAGGTCACAATCGTTCAACGATGAATAAAGACTTCTCGCATCATTATGAGGTCATTGAATATAAACTAAGTAAATACCTAGTCAATAGTTCGGATAGGACTCTCGTAAGCAATCCTTCGGTAGTACTACGCAGGGACTTTATAAATAAGATGTTTGAGGATAAGTTACCTATCAGGATAGTTATAGACGAGTCATGTCATTATCTTATCAATGATCTCATGTATTGCAAACAAGGATTGGACGGTGGTAAAGACAAACATATTGTCACGGATAAGGAGACAGGAGAGAAATACCAGAAATACGGACACTTCGGTGATTTGTTTGAATATGAAGCTGTGGAGTTATTTAAAACATATTATAATGGATAAAGTAAAAGGGTTAGAGTTATTGAAGGGAGTTATCAAAGATAGTTTGGTACACGAAGACTATGATCGAGCAACAACATTAGCAGATAAGTATTTCAAACTGGTAACAGGAGCAGGAATAGAAGAATTGTTGTCAAGGATAATAACACGAGAGACAGAAGATGAGTTTAAACAGCGTACAGCAATAACGAAGTCTGTATGTCCGGCAATACTTAACTCTACAAAGCTGCCCTTTCAGAAAGCAGCACGTAAGCAACCTATTGTCCGCAGGATAGACTATGAAGGCGATGCAGAGAAGAAGAAACTCGAATTGGAGGGTTATATAGGTAAATACTGGGGTGACAAGTCTCTGGAGAAATATCTTGAATATGCTTTTATAGACTATAACTATACTGATCCTAATGCTTTTTTGATAACTGAATTTGCAGCTTTTGACCCGGTAAAAGAAAAGGCACAGCCATATCCGTTTGTTGTTACCTCGACAGAAGCTATAATGTTTGAATATCATAACGAGATACTTGATTATCTTATTGTCAAACTACCAATTACTTATCTGGATTTAGGTTCACCACAGCCGGGATTCAAATTTACTATGTATCTTGGTTGGGATACTATCGTCCTGGAGCAGGTATCAGAAGAACAAAAGAATAATAAGGATGTCATTGAATTAGAAAACAAATATTATCTATTGACATATTATGAGCCTAAGAATGAAAAGGTTCCTGCAATACGATTTGGTTTCATCAGGGATATAGAGACAAAGGGACGTACATTTGTCAGTGTATTTCATTTTGTACTGGCATATCTTGAAAAGACCCTGAAGATAGATTCTGAACTGGACCTCAGCACAGCTATGACAGCATTTCCACAGAGGTTCGCTTATGTATCACCGTGTCAGAATCCAGGTTGTAATCATGGTTATTATCCCGATGGTAAAGAATGTACTGTCTGTCATGGTACTGGTAAACAACCATTTCATAGAGGCACGATGGATATTATCACTTTGGAATTGCCTAAAAAGATAAGCGATACTACAAATGCCGAGATAATAGACCTTGAGAAACTGCTTATCTATAAGTCTCCACCTATTGAGCTATTGACTTTTCAGCAGGAATATATTGAATATCTCAAGAAATCTGTTCATGCTATGATGTTCAATGCTGATCTGTTTACCCGTGAAGAGGTATCAGTGACAGCTACAGAGAAGATCCTTGAGACAGATAATATGAATGACACGCTTTATCCGTTTGCCCGTCAATATTCATCTATCTGGGAGTTTGTCGTCAAAGACATTGCAACGTTTACAGACCTTAATACGAGTTTGATAGTTCAGTATAAGTTTCCTAACGACTTTAAGATGAAGAGCCTTATGGAACTGATGCAAGAACTTCGGACTGCCAAAGAAGCAGGAGCTTCTACATCTACTATATCAGCTATTGAGGATGATATTAATGAGATACTATATTCTGATCGTCCCGAAGAGCTTAAGGAGATGCGTATTAAGAATGAGATCAATCCATTCCGAGGATATACCGAGGCAGACATACGTTTTATCATATCGCAGGGCAATGTACCACTTTACCATCGTACCCTATGGGAGAATTTCGAGAGTATCTTCCAGGATCTGGAAGTAGAGAATCAGGATCCGTGGCTCTTTGACCTTGCTTATGATCTTATTGTTGAAAAGGTCAAAGCAAAGACACTGAAATACATAGAAAACATAAAGGGGGAACAGGAAGAAAAAGCCGAAAAAGAGGCTAAGTTTAATAAACCATTCGGAAGAGAATGAAATTTACAGTCATAATGGCATCGGATCTCAGACATTACCCTACAGCAGCACGTCAAAGGGATAAGAAGATTGTCAGGGCTGTTAATTCTATCCTATCGCAGTCGTATGATGATTTTGAGATCATTGTTGTTGCTGATGGTTGCCAGAAAACCATTGATATAATGAGTGAATATAACGATTACCGAATACGGACATTTAAAATACCTAAAGGGAAGATGTGGTCTGGCGGACCCCGCAATAAAGGACTTCTTGAGGCACAGGGTGAATATATTACATATCTCGATATTGATGACCAATTCGGGGAAAATCACTTAAAGGATATTGAAGTCTCGCTTAACGGTTACGACTGGGTATGGTTTGATGACATACGTTATGAGCCAAGAGGTCAGCGATGGTATCAAAATGCCTGTGATGTGGCACGAATAGGACGTTGCGGGACAAGTAATATATGCCATAAGCTGTTAGATGTACATTGGGATCATGATGGCTATGCACACGATTACTATTTCATTATGCAGTTACGCAATTATAAGAACTTTGCCCGTATTGATGCAGGAGAATACTACGTCTGTCATCTTCCGGGTGCAGGAGGATATGATTTATAAACTTAAAACTATAAAATTATGAAAGCAGAAATTGATGAATATGGAGTCTTAATAATCAGTGCAAAGAATAAATTGGAATCTTTTGCGCTTAAAGAATGGGAAGAAAAAAACATACATCAGTGTACAGGGAATTTCAAATTTGAACCAGTAAGATGTTTTGGTATTAATACAAGAGTCCCTAAAATAACGCTATTCCATAGAATTAAATTTAAAATCCAGTTATTTTTATACAGATGATTTATGACTGTCGCTGCCGTAACAATAACATATAACAGACTGGACTTAACTAAAATGACAGTTGATTCGTTTTATTTAAAGACGAATGTTAATTATCATTTGTTC